ACATAGATGCACCAATGACTGCCACGACTTTTTCCGAGGATAAGACTAAGAAATCTAATCGGGAGCAGGTTACAGCGGAAATTATCTATTACTGGATGATTGCGCTTAACATTCCGTTTGAGTGTCAGAAGTGGCACCTTAATCGTCTCCTCACCCTTATTCGGGTGTGTAACATTAAGAATTCACCGCCGAAGAAGTTGAGCAGACGGGAACTGATGAGGCGCAATACTGCTTTGAACGCGGCAAGAAGAAAACAATTAAACAGTAGGGGGTAATCAATATGAGTAAGCAAGAGTTTATTGAACAGATTGCGTCTTACGTCAAGAAGTACGCTCCCTCGTATGGGATTGCGGTATACTCGCCCATCATCGCACAGGCGATTTTGGAGAGTGCTTACGGTACTTCTGAGCTGGCGGTCAATGCTTGTAACTTCTTTGGTCTGAAATACCGTGAAGGTCGCTGCAAGACCTGTATCGGCATTTACGATAAAGTGGGGAGCGAGCAGAACTCGGACGGAAGCTACACAAGCTCTGCTATGAAGTGGTGCAAATTCAAGGATATGGAGAACGGTGTTATTGGATACTTTGATTTCATCAACATATCCAATTACGCAAATCTCAAGGATGTTGCTGACCCTCGGGAATACCTTGAGAACATCAAAGCTGACGGTTACGCTACCTCTCTCAATTATGTGGACAACCTTATGTCCGTGATTGAGAATTGGAGTTTGACCGATTACGACAAGAAGGAGGAAAACGAAATGAGTAACAGTAGTTTGGTCAATTGTACGGTGAAAAGCCCAAACCACAGCGGCGCACGAACACACGCTATCGACCGTATTACGCCGCATTGTGTCGTAGGACAGCTTACGGCGGCGAATATCGGCGGGTGCTTTATCAGTTCGAGCCGACAGGCAAGCTGCAACTATGGTATTGGCTCTGACGGCAAGGTTTGCCTTATCGTGGACGAATGCAACCGTAGCTGGTGCAGTAGCAGTAACGCCAATGATCAGAGGGCAGTCACGATTGAGTGTGCATCCGACACGACAGAGCCTTATGCTTTTACCGATACAGTCTATAACAAGCTCGTGGAGCTTTGCGTGGATATCTGCAAGAGGAACGGTAAAACGAAGCTTTTATGGCTCGGTGACAAGGACAAGACCCTCAATTACTTCCCGAAGTCTGATGAAATGGTGTTGACTGTTCATCGTTGGTTTGCAAATAAGTCTTGTCCGGGTAATTGGCTGTACGCAAGACTTGGGGACCTCGCAGCTCAGGTTACAAATAAACTTGGCGGAAGCACCGCATCCGTGCCTACAACGACACCAACGCAGTCTACAGCTACAAATAAAAACTTCCCATCTGTTCCATTTACGGTTGAGGTCCTGATTTCTGACCTGAACATTCGTAAGGGTGCGGGCATGAATTATGCCGTCACTGGCAAGTACACTGGCAAAGGAGTTTTCACGATTACTGAGGTCAGCAACGGATGGGGTAAACTGAAGTCTGGCGCCGGTTGGATTTATCTTGAAAATGTGTCCTATGTCAAGATTGGTTCCAGTGTCAGCGATGAAACATTTTCTTCTACTTCACCTTCTGCATTTTCTTCATATAGGGTTAAGGTGACGGCGAGTGTTCTAAATATCCGTAAGGGAGCCGGTACAAATTATGCAACGGTCGGCTCTATTAAGGATAAGGGTGTATATACCATCGTTGAGGAATCGGATGGACAGGGTGCAAGCAAATGGGGCAAGCTGAAGTCCGGTGCAGGTTGGATTAGTCTGGATTACTGTACGAAAGTGTAAGGAGATAGAAATGATAACGTTCAGACAAAAGGGCGACTTCTCTAAGCTGACAAAATTCTTAGAGAGGGCAAAAGAGGTTGTCAAACTTGGAGACCTTGATAAGTATGGCCGGGAGGGAGTGGCCGCCCTTGCGTCTGCAACACCTGTGGATACGGGTTTGACTGCAAGCTCCTGGGCTTATGAGATTACTCACAAACAGGGATCCACGACAATCACGTTTAAAAATACGAATATTCAAAATGGAGTTCCCATTGCCATTATTCTGCAATATGGACATGGAACTCGAAACGGCGGCTGGGTACAGGGGCGAGACTACATCAATCCTGCTATCCAGCCTATTTTTGACAAAATTGCAGATGAAGCGTGGAGGGAGGTTACGAAGCTATGAGCACGACAGTTGATGAAAGAGGTGTCGAGATGCGGTTTGACAACAAGCAGTTCGAGCAAAATGTACAAACCAGCTTGTCAACTCTAGACAAGCTCAAGCAGAGTTTAAATCTCGACGGAGCGGCAAAAGGCTTGGAAAATGTGAATGCCGCAGCTAAGAACTGCAATATGTCGGGACTTAGTAGCGCTGTAGAAACTGTTCATGCTAGATTTTCGGCTCTTGAGGTTATGGCTGTAACTGCCCTTGCGAACATCACAAATTCAGTTATCAATACCGGAAAACAGATGCTTGAGTCATTAACTATAGAACCAATCTCTCAGGGTTTTGAAGAATACGAACTAAAAATGGGTTCGATTCAGACAATCATGATGAGTACCGGTGCATCTTTGGAAGAGGTAAACGGTTATCTGAATGAACTAAATACATACGCGGACAGGACGATTTATTCGTTTGCCGATATGACTTCTAATATTGGTAAGTTCACAAATGCCGGTGTTGGACTTGAAGATGCCGTTATGGCGATTCAGGGTGTATCGAATGAAGCCGCTATTTCAGGTGCTAATGCAAATGAAGCTTCCCGGGCTATGTATAACTTTGCTCAGGCTTTATCAGCAGGTTATGTTAAGCTGATTGACTGGAAATCCATTGAGAACGCTAATATGGCTACCGTGGAGTTTAAAACCCAGTTACTGGAGGCGGCGGTTGCAGCCGGAACTGTTGAAAAGACAACGGATGGCATGTATAAGGTTCTGAGCAAGAATAATCAGGGTTCTACCATGGATGAAGCCATTGATGCTACGAAGAACTTTAATGATAGTTTGCAATATCAGTGGATGACTACGGAGGTATTGGTTAATACCCTGCGAGATTACGCTGATGAGACAACTGATATTGGTAAGAGAGCTTTTGCGGCAGCACAAGATGTCAAAACCTTTAGTCAGCTTATGGATACACTGAAGGAAGCCGTTGGTTCTGGCTGGGCTATGACATGGGAAATTCTCTTTGGCAATTTCGAAGAAGCAAAAGAACTTTGGACCAGTCTCAGTAATTCGATTGGCGGGTTCATTGATGCTCAGTCAACGGCGAGAAACGAAATGCTTCAGGGTTGGAAAGATATGGGCGGTCGTGCCGCTTTGATAGAAGCGTTGAAAAATGCATGCGAAGGACTTGGAAGCGTTATTAAACCGATTGGAGAGGGATTTCGTGAGATATTTCCTTCTATGACTTCTGAAAAGCTCTATGCAATGACAACCGCTTTGAAAGAATTTACCTCATACCTCAAACTTAGCGATACAGCATCTGCAAATCTGAAGAACACCTTCAAGGGATTATTTGCGATTCTGGATATTGTGAAGCAGGCATTCTCCGCCGTATTCAAGGCTATCGCACCGCTGTTTGGCGGACTGGATGACCTTGGCGGAGGAATCTTGACAGTAACCGGCGGAATCGGTGATTGGTTAGTGAAGTTAGACGAATTTATCAAGCAAAATGATATTTTCGGAAAAGTAATTCAGGAAGTTATCAATTTTGTTAAAAAGCTGGCAGATACCTTCAAGGAGTTTGCAAAAGAGGTAAAAGATAAATTCAATCTTCCGGATCTGGATACGGTTAAGGAGTCCGTAAAGGATTTTCTGAACATGGTTAAAGAGAAAATCAAAGTTCCAGGTTTGGAGTTAATTCATACTATGCTTGAGCGAATTCACGAAAGAATGTCTCAAGTTGGCGATGCTGCGGGGAGCATGAAGAGTGGTGTAATTACAGCTATTGATGCTTTAGGTGATGCACTTTCTAAATGTAAATTCTTGCAGGTTCTTCAGGCTTTATGGAATAGTGTCAAAACCATTGTTGGCGGCATAGCGAAAGCTCTTGGCGGTTTGGCTGATACCTTAATCGAAAAACTTGGGAATGCAGATTTTAGTGGGATTATTGATTTGCTGAATGGCCTTTCTATCGGTGGAATCGCCCTCGCGATCAGTAAATTCTTGAAAAGTATTACCGATCCGCTGGACGGACTGGATGATATTCTCGGCAAAATAACCGGCATTCTTGATGGAGTAAGAGGCTGCTTTGAGGCATATCAGACTCAGTTAA